GCACTCACAACATTCCCACCTATCATTTGACCTTTAAAGTTGCATATAGTACGCATCATAGGGATTGTTGAACTAGATGTAATCGCAACCCAGGCTGATAAGACTGTGTCAAAGTACAACATTACAACTCCATTGGTCATAAAGACATACTTGCCAAAGTCTGCTACTTCCATCAAAGTACCTTGACCAAATGTAAGTTCGTCAACTGCAAAGGCTTGTGTGATAGTAGAGTGATCATTAGATACTTGATACACCACATCTTCCTGATTAACATTGTCTCTTATAATCAAGACGTTAAACTTTTCACCTGATATAAATTGTGGAAAGGGCCAGTTGTAGTACATATCAACTGTAACTGGTAAAGGGTTTGTTAACTCAATAAATGATTCAAGACCTGCCTTTCCACAACGAAATCCAAGACATTCGTATAGTGCCTGAGTATTTGGTGGGATAGTGTACTCGACACCTAATCCAATTTTAAGTGCTTCATCAATTACAAGTTCATATTCACGCATTTTTCTTCCCTACCAACTGATAAGGTTTATTAGATCATCTAGCATCTTTTAATAGGTTCTTTACAACTTCATCCAACTCATCAATTAAGTATTTCTCCACATTGATGTTATGCTTTGATGGAGTCCAGAGTACAGATACTAAGACTTCAGTTAGTTTATCCTCACCAGATGGATAAACAGAGATTTCAAGTACACTTCCATCTGTGACTTTAAGATTTAAGTTAGCTATGTATCTAGTCCTGTCAATGAGATAAGTTCTAGTAACACCAATACCTGTGATGTTGTTTAGTATTTTCATATCAACCTTGACAAGACTCTTTGGTTTTTCAGCAAGTTGGACAATCCCCTTTGTTATAGTCCCTTCGAATACCAAGGTTTTTAGAATACTACCAGATATATCATCACCGAGTGTGCAGACAGATATAGGAATTGGAGGTGTGATAGTGGTGATAGTTTTCTGTGACCTGCGGACTAATCTTGATAACACTGTCTCAATGTGAGATATACGCTTCTCGTTTATCTCAGTATTTTTTTGGAATTTAGGCTGTTCCATTTTAGTCCTCTATTTGTGTTACTTCTGCGATTAGTTCTTCGACCAAGTCCATCCCAAGTTGCTTCATATCAACTGCAATTGCATTACTCCAGTCATTTACCCCTTGAGTATTTCTATTCATTATCTCTACTTGTCTCATAGCTGACATTATGAGTAGCATAGGATGAACTGAAGACCAGTAGTTTTCATCTGTGTCATTGGTAAGTTCATGAGAATAGAATAGTCCTTTTATCTCAACTACTATTTTTTCATCTGTAGGAATGTTTAACAAGATAGTATTATACTCATGGNCATTGCCTGAAGGAATATCTATCCAACCAAGAAAAGACTCAAATGAGTCTGCAGTTAAATTCTCTGGGATATATCTAGTTATAGTAGGTGAATAGTAAAGTGGGGTGCCTGAACTTCTTTCTCCTGGCATACCAGTTAGATATCCAACTATTAAATCCTGTAAGTTTTTCTTCTCTAACTGCCAACGTGCGCTTACTGTGGCAGCCCAGACTTCCTTTATTGCACGGGAGTATGGGACAGAGGCTATGTAAAATCCAGTGTTAATAAATCGAAAGCAAGAAGCCCAAGACTTCTGGGTTTCATCTAGGCGGTCAAGGAACTTGGTACCGCTGTTGATGTAAAAGTCTGCACCGTTATCGGAGAAGTCGTCGTTGACAAGGTCAAAGCGACCTGAGATTTCACGGAACTTTGTTCTAATTTGGAGTAAGTTCATTTTTCCTCCAGATCATTTAATTATTAAACGGACTAGGGACAGTGTACAGTCACCATCCCTAGTCCTGGTGTCAGAAAGGGAGGTTAGCCTTATAGGTTATTATCCAATCCAACACCGTTAAGAACCGCACACTTCTGTGGGAGCCCAAACTCAAGACCACACTCAGTAAGGTATTCCTCGTTAGTACCATCAATCCTCCGCTGGCCGTAGCCTTCAGAATGAGTCTTAGAGGAATTCTCACCGTAGAATGCAGTATCGTCTATATATTTATTCTCAAGTTCCTTAGGCTCAAGAATAATACCCATGTTACGGGTAGTAGCATCGTGACTAAATAATGGATGAGTCTTCATACTGATAGACCCAAATGGAGTTAGCCACTCACGAATCTGCATACCATAGATTTTTTGTCCAGGAGTAAGGTTAATCTGACCACCAGTCATGGCAAGAGCATCTATNCCAAGGAGGAATCCAGAACCACAAAGGCAAAGTTTTTCCTCAGCACCGTAGCGAAAGATTTGCTCAAGCATGGCTTTTAGCCAGGTTTCACCACCTGCTGCCCAAGTTTGACCGGCATAAGTAGCGTTAAGAGCATAATCATCGCAGTTAGCTGCTGCATATTGACGAATGAAGTTGACTACACCCATGGTAGTGCGCTCAGGCTTACCATTGTCTCCGATGTTCTCAGACCGAATTCCCCAGATGTAAGCAAGCTCCATTTCCCACGAGTGCATTTCAAGGGCTTCAGACTTCGCCTTTTGATAATCATTAGGTGTGCGAAGCCTAGTTTTTCTCGCAGTTCTGGTTATGGAAAGGGGAGTACGAAATATTTGAGTGTAGTTGTATACCTTTGTAGGATTTAATGAGATAGCATCCGGCATCTCACCACCCTCAGGGTTAATATTACCGATGATCTTAAAGTTATCGCAATCAGAGAGGTCATGATCGGGGGAGTTGTCGTCAGCCTCAAGGAGTTTGACAGCAAGAACCGAGTTAGTAGTCCCTCGATGAACCTCGGTTATTTTACCGACTACATCCACACGATAATCAGAAGCGTCACGAAGTAGAATTTCATGGCCCTGTCTGATGCGATTTGCAATAGTGGTGGTTACCTGAACAAACAGTGTGTCACCAACTACACCACCTGTAACATAAGCAACAGAAAGATCAGCTATAGTGAAAATCCCTGAAACGTCTCCACTCACAGCAGTTTGCTCTTGTGTCCACCAATGAAATTGAGGATCGTCTACATTCTTAGACCCTGCAAGGGACAAGATAGCTGTTAAAGGAGCCATCCCATTAGGGTAAAGTTTAAGTATTTGTTTTCTCCAGTTCATAGGTCGTTGATCAGTGACCCAGTCACTAGTTCCACGCATCCCGAGAAACATGATTAGTTACCTCCATAAAGACCGTTTAAATATTAAATGGTCTGTTAAAGTTTATTGTGGTACAGCAGTTGTAGGTGTCGGAGTTGTACCAGTAAATGTTAGTATAGATGTAGCTATAAACCATGCTAAGCCATCTGAGTAAGCAAGGACTCTGTCACACTTACCATTAAGTGTAACATCACCAGCCCAACATTCACTGTCGTCTTTATCCTGAACTGTGATAAAGTTTACAGCATCTGCATTACGGCAGATGATAGAGTAAATTCTACCTTTAGCCTCTGCTACAGGTGGTAGGGTCAAGGACCAAGGACCACTGTCACCGTCTGCAGATGGGCGAACTACATAATCATAGACTGCCATCTGGTAATCAGCAATAGGGTTTACATATTTGTCCACAACAACTTTATCATGTTGTGCACCTCGATCTTCAAGAGACATGATTTTGTACCTCCATTATCCATCTAGAATTTTATTCATTTGATCTATTTCAGACTGTAGTGGATCAGGGTCTGGTTGATTAAGAGATTTCCTAGACTGACCTTTTCGACTAGGTAATCTTGGAGAGTTAGAATTGGCTTTATTATGTAGGTCTAGACGTTTACGGACCTCTGGACCAACCATAGTTAATACTTCACTGTAAGTTTTACTAGGGTCCTTTGCAGCTTCTTCCTCAAATACAAGAGAGACTACATTCTTGAATGGTTCAAGGTCTTTATTTTTATCATAGAATTCATCCCTGGCTTTGCGAAGATTAGTAACCATTGTTATGTTAGTCTTCACAATATCAGGGATAGAACGAAGGACACCTTCCTGGCCAGAGCGCACTTCATCACGGGCTACTTTGATACCTTTCTTAAATACAGTGTTTAGAAGTTCATTGAACTTATCTGGATCATGAATTAGATCGTCTAAGTCTAAATCATCTAGAAAATTTTCATTAACTATTGGTGCATCAGTAGAAGGTGCATTGGTAGAAGGTGTTTCCGTAGATGGCTTTTCAAGCTTTTCAATTCTTGCAAGAAGCTCTTCATTTTCAGCTTTCATTATATCAAACTCAGATGGTGCATCTGTGGTTGGAACATCTGTGCTAGGTGCATCCGTACCAGGTGCATCTGTAGATGGTAAGTCTGTGCTAGGTGCAGATGTCCCTGGTATATCAGTTATAGGTGCACTTGTGTTTGCTGTTGTTAGATCTTCCATATCACTTATCTCTTTCAACAATTCGTCCATTAGCTAACCTCCAAAGATTGTTTTATTATTTAACGGTCTTTATTTAACTGCTATTTGACGCATAAGTTCCTTCCAGTATCCATAGACAGAAGCTCCATCACCTCCTATATTTACCAAGGCTATGACATCATCTAACTGTGGTAAAAAGTCACTTAGTGCTGGAAGATGGTTTAAGTAAAATTGTCCTGTGAGTTTAGGCCCGTCTGTTAGTCTAACATTAGCATCACCGAAGACGAATACTTTAATCATTCCTTCAGTACCACCTAGGATAGTTGTAAGTGTAGCAACACCAGCACCGGTACACTTGATAAACTCAAGTCCATAGGAACCAAGTTCTGTNCCTACAGATAATGAAGTAGCGCCTGCAGTAACTTCAAGTTCAGTAGACCCTACATTCCCAGAGNCACTTATGCTGTTAATTTCTACTCTATCTTCNCTTATGTATGATGGAAGTTCATTAACTGCCCTTTGATCATTAGGTTCATTCGTATCTAGACTCATCTCTTTGATCCTCCAAAGATTGTAAGAACATGTCTGGTAAGCTTAGAAGATAATCTACAGCTTTTATTCTTCCATTGACATCTCCTATGTGTAATAGAACTGATGCAGTACTGGGATTATTAACTGCTGCATCATCAACTATGGAACTTAATTCTTTTTTAAATCCAGTTTTCCACATACCTAATTCACGTTTAATGTCCTTCCATAAGATAGATTGCTTAAGTTCTTCTATTTGATCTCTAGTTGCTCTAATCTTCATTTTAAGTTCCTACAGGCACCATATTGCCAGCTTGGACTTGATTGGCTACTTCTTGATCAGACATAGTTTGTGGTTGAACTTGGCCCATACTACGTTTGAAGTCCCCTACATTTTTCGCTCCAAGTTGCTGAGCTATATACATGAAGATTCTAGTTATATCAAACTGCTGCAATAATTCAGGTGTGGTACCTATTACCTTAAACATTTCAAGCCATGCCTCAGAAAAATTGCCTCCTGGAATAGAGCCGTCTCTAACAATTAAGTCATAGTTAACAGCCAAGTCAAATGGAGTTACTGGAACCCTTTGCTTACCAAAGATTTCCATTAATTGCTGTTCATTATTGCCTACTATTTTGACATAAGTGTCCTTAGTCATATATTGTTGAGTGTGCACAGCAAACATGGTACCTATGTCTTGCATAAACTGCATTCCTATTATCATAGCAGTTCGTTGAAGCCTAGAAATTGCAGATCCTCTAGTACCTTGAAACTCACCTTTGGTCAATCGTTCAGGTCCACCTTGACGAAGAGATCCTTGCATTGAAGAATCAGTGCCAGAAACACGATCCATTAGTTGAGCAATGAATGATGCATCAGCTACATTTGCCCTAGTAATATCAGTTACTTGGAGTTGTTGAACTACTTTGTCAACTCCACGTCCCCAAGCAGGACGACGTAAGCGGATTAGTTTACCTGGTTCTGGGTCTTTCAAGTCATTTATGTTAACTAGGTATGGATCAACAACTAACATATCATTAATTGCCTTACGTACATTAGCTACATGACTGTTTAGTTCAAAGTCTAAGACTCCTTGAAGACCATGAAGGATTTCCAGACGGCTTATAGGAGTTATTGAATAGCCGTCGTATTCTGGACTTGCTACTGACACTGGGTACATTCCGTGGTTGTGATCTGCTTGATAACACTCAGTTATTACATCATCTGCAGAAAGACAAAAGAACCATTTTTCTGGATATTCATTGTTACTAAGTCCCCAGTCTCTTGGAATTAAGTTGATATACATCTTGATGTTATCGACTGGATTAGTTGATTGGGTCATTCCTCTTCGTGTATCAGTAGCACCACCAAACTTGGTTTCACGTTCACTTTGATCATTAGCTAGAGAAGACTTCTTGTCTTTTCTTTCTTTGAGATATTTAACATTGAATACTCCAGAGTTTGATTGATTTTCCCTAGATAACATATTCATGTAGTTATCACGATCTATCCAACCTACAAATTCACCGAATTGAGTCTTGTCACTAGAAACACTTGGATCTGGAAGCCACATATAAGGGTCAATGTTGGTTAGGTCATTACCTTCAAAGATTAGTTCATCGACGAAGTCTATGTATTTATCTTCTTTGGTGCCTAGCTCACTAATAGTGACCGCACTTGATTTTATAGGTACTTTACCATATCGAGTTTGCCAACCAGGAATCCCTATCCCAACACCATAACTGAGTGAGTCACGTATTATTGTGTGTACGACTAATGGTACTTTAGTTTTGATGCAGTGTAGTTTGATGACTAACTCCATCAACATTGCACCAGTAGTATCAGAGTCTTCAACCCCTTCATACTGAAACATTGGATCTTGAAAAAATGCCATAGTCATGTAGGTTAATAAAGATTCCATTATTGAATAAGAGTATGGAAAGACTATTGAAACAGGTTTTGTTGGGTCTTTCTTTTTAAGTATAGTTTCTTTATCTTTTAATGGGATGTAGGCTGTTAGTGTTTTGTCTATTTCGTTCCAAGATGGAAAACGCTTAGAGATTTCATTTCTAGATTCCCTAGCACGTTGCCAGATTTTATTACGTAGATTGGTGTGAAAGTCACTATCTGGCTTTAGGTCAAGGTCATTAGGGTAGTCATAGTCGTAGTGCACTCTTGAATAAGCTGTTTTTGGATTAGTTGGCTCACCTGTTACGATATAGGGCATTTTAATATCCTATTTAGTGGTTATCTGTCGACTTCCTAGTGTATCAATCTGAAAGTGAAAGTCAGCCTCTAAAAAGTATGCGTCATTGGCATAGTCATTAGCTACACCTACATCCCTAGTTAAAGAACATACTATCATNGAACTTATATTCTTACCTGTCCCACTGATAGTTACTATATTATCTATCATATGATCATCTAANACATCAGCTTGGACATCTACTGTTATAGTAGCTGAAGACTGAGCAGGAAAAGCACTTCCTACATTAGCCCAAGAATATGTAAAATCCCACTTTACATTCTCCGCACCACCACCAGCCCCACTTACAGGTATTGTCCAATGAAGATGAAATACTATATCTGTCCCTTGTTTATAGGTATGTGGAAGTTGGGCAACAAACTGTATTGATTCATTGTTAGGGCCTGTACTAAATGCTGGAACAATTCCACCTTTATATGCAGTGTCAGTTGGAGGAAATGCTCCGGCCCCCTTAACACTACCAGCTGGAAATCTCAAATCATCATAGACTACTTGTGTTAATAATATTGTTTTATTAGCTCCACAGTTAATATCTAGATCATCTACAGCTTTTGACAAGTTCCCATTATCATCTAATAGGAGAGTACTATTCTGTATTAATTTTCCAGTTGCTCCATCAAATCTAGCTATAGCATTGTCAGTTGCAGCAACAGGGCCCACAACTCCAACAAGTCCACCTATATCAGTTAACCTTAAAACCTCATCTGGATTAACTGGAGCTGTATCTACTTTTATAGGACCTTCAGTATGAATAGCCTCTGGAAATGCTGCATCATCATATTGAACTATATCAGTCATACTGCCTATGCGGATAGTTTTTAATGCCATAGTCCGTTAAATTATTTAACAATCTATTAAAGTTCAAATATCACAAAGGCTTGGTTTACTACGCCGATTGTGCATTCATTAGCATGGATATAGGGACTGACAAGTTTGCCTCTATCTATATGGCCATCCTCTCGATATTCGTCCTTTAAAATATCATATACGCCAAGAGTACTAACAGCAAAGAACATACCAGGCCCATTTTGACCATCTCGCACAATCACTGTATCATTAACAGCAGATGGAACAAAAGTTATCTTTCGGATTCTAAGTCCACTAGGTGCATTCTTACTAAGGCCAAGGCCAGCTAGATCAAGCTCAACGTCAAAGTTAGTAATACCATCAAGAGCAATCTCGATAAAGTTATTTGTAGCTGTCACAATTAAAGCCATGATATAAGATCCTCTCTTATACCTACTTCATATCTGATAAGAGTTAGTCTCTGAATTATCACACCAGAGACTTTTGACTTCTCACCTTTTGAAATAGCTTCATCTTCTTCAACAATGATTAATTTGTTAGACAAAGTTTCAGCTTCCTCAAGTAAGTTCTTTATTCTGATCTCGTGACGCAGAGTTACTTGATTAATGTTTATCTTTTGTTCAGGAGTTTTGACCTCCTTCTTCTCTATCTCACCTGATTTTTTCCTCTTTACAAAATCAAAGAATCCCATAGTTAACCTCTAAGTTATTGTAAAAATTCCGCTTGCATTCCACGTGATGGTTAGATCACCAGCTGACATATCAACAGGGCCGCCAAGGTCAACAAATGCAAGTGCGTCTTTGCCTGCATCAGTAAAATTATAAAGTATTCCCCAATATGCATCAACATCATTGTTCGCATCTTGTGCCCAGGTGGGATTTATCGCTGAATCAAAAGTCATTGTTCCAGCAGCCTCCGCCACAAGTGTAGCTATGGTTCCAAGATCAGTACCATTAGCTACATAGGTCCCAGCAACCCCAACCTCTGTAAAGTCGCCAAATACCGGAGTTGCTGTAGCAGCAATTGGTGTCACAGTATCATCCATAATAGCACAATATATATGATCTGTACTCGCCCAGTCTCCATCAAGCATCTTTGCCTTTGCCTCTTCAAAAACTACTACATCACCCCTTGCCATCTTATCTACCTCCAGCCATTTCTAAGTGAAAAACCAAAGTTTGATTGTCCTCTTCTATTATATGTACCAATGGATATGTTAGCTATGTATTCAGACAAGATTAAGTTATCAACTCCTGCCGCAAGCATTATCTCAGCATTGACTACTGCATTATATTCTACGAGTGTAAGTACATCAACAGTAGCTGGGATGTTAATGCTTATATTTACATCAGCCTCAAGTGTTACAAGTGTTAAACTGTCAATATTTGCTGTGAAACTTATCTCAGCATTAACATTTGCTATATGTTCAGTAAGGAGTAGGTTATCAACTCCAGCTTCGACTAGTACATCATCACCTATAGAAACTAATGCGTTTTGTTCTGTAAGTACAAGGGCATCAACACCCGCTGAAATACTTATCTCGGCATTAACTATTGCAGAATGCTCAGTTATCGCTAATATATCTAAGTCAGCCGATATGTCAATATCCAAGCTAATATCGGCGGTTTGTTCTGTGAGCGCCAGAGTGTCGGTCGTGGTAGTAAGACTTGTTTCGGCGTTTACTGTTGCAGAGTACTCGGTTAGTGTTAATGCATCGGTGGTTGCAGAGACATCTACATTCCCCCCCGCCGTAGCCCCAGTAAATCTTAACGCCATATCATAAGCGTTAAGGTCGGCCCCAAAATCCTGCCCATTAAGTCCTATTTTGTCGCCGTATAACCTTTTGAGTCCTGACCCTGTGGGCGTGCCATAGTTACGGGTCTTGATCTTATCCGCCCCACAGTACACCGCAGCATAGTCCCCAGATGTAACAGCAAAAGCGGTAAAATCTCCAGGGGCGTTGAACTCATTGAGACCAGCTGCTACAGTGAGGGCTCCCGACTCGCCATTGGTATTGTAGGTCGTCCCGCTGACAAGCGTCATTGTTCCGAATTGAAAGGTTCCAGCACCATCAACATAGGCACAGATATAATCAATCGTACCTGTGTCGTTCGCCGGGTTTTCGTTGGCAATATAGGTATAATTTGCTGATGATGGGTGGGGCATATCAGCACAAGCATGCCCTACGTCTATATCTGCCATTTACTTCTCAAGGCTCCATGCCCTGCGTACAAGGGCTAATTTGGGAACTGCTTGGTCAATGTGTGTTGATAATGGCAAAAGGTCTGCTTTGACCTTTGTTGCATTAATCTGTGTGAGTATATACTTTGCCTCGTCACCCATTGCGGCCAACTCATTTTTAGCTATGACTGGATCAACTGAAAGTGCATTAAGGGCATCCGCTACGCCTTGTACGCCATAGTTTGCAATAAAGTCAGTTATCATGGCCTCGTAGGTTAATACGGCCTGAAGTTCCTTGCGCGCTTTGTCTACTAATTCACCAAAAGTATATGACCTCTTAGCTCCTGATTGTTCTGTGTAGAGCAGATCAAGCCCAGTCAGATTATCAATCTCCTTGAGGCTGTATGATGCGGTATCAATCAGATCATTAGCGATATTGATAAATCTCACTAGATCAAGCGCAACCTGTATGTCATTTCTTGTCGCCATTTAATACCCTCAAATAAAGTTTTTGGTCATCTGTATAAAACTGGTTTATGTACCCAGTTAAGTCCCAGTGACGATTGAGGTATGACTTAACCCTCTGCATATCATCTGCATAAGCGCATGAGTTAAGCTCCAAGATATCATAATCTCCTAAATCATCAAACAATATGTATTTATGGATAGTAAGTGACTTGCCCTGCTCATCCCTGAGAAACTGTACCTGCGGTAAATAATGATAGTCCTGGTACTCATTGAGCCGATGGACAGTCAACACAAAGTCTCCCAGCAGATCATATTTATCCAGGTGCTTACTTGCTGACTGTCTCTCCACTGTGATAAAGGCCGAGAGGAACCTATCTAGTGGGTTGCGGACAACAGCGTATATCTTTTTATCGTGCAGCTTATCATAGTTGATAGTGCGCTCGTATCCCCGCCCGGTTAACGTCTCACGGATACTTGTCGAGGCGTTTTTTGGGATAAGGATAACAGCGCTATCACCTTGTATCATAGCCTCTGTATGCTGTGGTTGTCTAATCACTCTGCCATCTCGACGTTAACCGCCACATTGACGATTGCCTTAATCCGGATACCAGGTGTCGCAGGTGGACCAGGCGAAAAATCATCGGTAGAAACCACATTGCTGTAGCCTGACTCTTGTGGAGGCAACTCATTATCATATGCCGTAACACAGAGCCAGTAGTTTTGCTCTGATAGTCCGGTGAGTGTGTATTCAAATGTGCCGGGCGATGGGTCTTGGTCGTCAGCTACGAGTATAACTAAGGGTGATCCCGTAGCCTCATAGGGTGGGCTTGCGTCGTCTGTGTCATAGTAAATCTTGTATCCGGCAAGATCTGGCTCCTGGTTTTGGTCCCACTGTAGGCAGACGTCCATAGCCTGTGCCAGGGTTGCCAGGGTTAAGATAATTGCCATTAATAATGTGATACTAAGTTGTTTCATTTTTGCTTCCTCCATGCTCTTCTCGAGTCTTGGTATGTTATACCTTCGATCATTTTGCTGGCTCTCCAGTTCGTTTATTCATTAAACAAACTTGTAAGTTTTAAGTGCTTCTTTTAAATCATTTACTTCTTTTGATAGTGCATCTATTTTTTCTGATATTAGTAATATACAGGCCTCTCGTCTTTCTTTACATCTAGGCTCTAGTATCACATTTCTTCCACCTATATATTTCCCTATCACACCAGAAACTATTGCAATAACTATACTACCTAATATCACCACTGTATAATCCATTTATACATATCTCCAGTTTGATGTAGATTCTTCATAGGTAAGTTCATCATATTCAGATTCTATGTCTTCTGGATTGCCCTTTGGACTGAAGTATCGTTCACCTAACTCAAGCATCTCAACAATATATGCGAGACAGTCCATTAAGTCCCAGAGACGTGATCTGGGGAACATTAGTAGTTGTTGTTCGAGTTTTTTAATTGCTGCATTTGCAGCATTGTGATAGATATAACCACCACGGTAGTATGGGACTAATTCCTTGATACGTAGAGTTTTTCCTTTTTCACCGTTAGATCCACCACGTGCTTTGAGCCAGATGAGTTCGAAGAATGACCCACGACGGAACATTTCATTTTTTATAGGTTGTTTAATAAACTCGGCAAGCCCAGTTTCCTCGATGCCTAAAACTTTTGCACCTAACCGTATACCCATTCCGAAGAGTGCATCGTAGATTTCATCTGGATACATTTTTTCTGATATAGCATCTCGAACGTAAAGTCTAGCACTGTTAAGGTCTATTCCTATTCCAATTATAGCTGATTCAGCAGAGTGAATCTTGACAGTTTTTGCAGGATCAAGGATGACTACGGTTTCTATATTTTGGTTGTTTTGGACTTCTACATCTAGAACATTAAGATCTTCTTCTCTTTTACTTTCATTACTAGTGATGTTGTAATATTTAAAATAGTCTCTTTGAAATGCAGAGTCTTTAGTTGAAATTGGAAGATTACGTAGCTCACGAAAGAACACATCAGTTTGTCCTGAGTCAAGATGTTCTTGCCACTCCTTTTGTATATCAGCATTAGACATAAATTGTGGTGCGGTAGAGTTGAATTCGTCATCACATGCTTCAAGACGGATAGAGGCCCATTCAGGTGATTCAAGTAGTTTTTGTAACACAGAGTCTTCATGTTTAAGAGTGTCGATGTAGACTATTTTCCAGTTTTTATGGAGTCGAGGGACTGCCTTGATTACATCAGCATATAGCCATTCATACCAGGCTTTGCGAATATCTTCGTTGTTGATCTTTTGTGGATCTTCGAGATCGTCTATTATGATTAGTCCTGGGCGGTCATTTTTGAATAGAACACCACGAACTTGTTGGCCTGCCCCACGTGGCCAGACAAGTGTGTTGTAGGCAACCCAGGCCTTCTTGGAAAAAGTTTCTTCGAACTCGGTTTTGGCTACATCTCGACCTTTAAAGTCGCCAAAGAAGTGCTTTATCATTTTGTTAGTTACTAGCTCACGACGTAGATTTTCAGTTTGTAGCGATGCAGCATCGTGGCTTTTATTAATGTAGCAGATGAAACCAGTGTGATTGAATAAGATATAACGTGCCATGAGAGCTAAGGCTACGATAGAAGTTTTGCCCCATCCACGAGGGGCTGCTATGGCTACTTTTTGATCAGGTCCGTCGATTAGATTGAAGATCTTTCCATGAACAGGCTCGGCGAATGGCATGTAGAAACGTTCGGGAAAGAACGTCTGTGCCATTATACGAGTGCTTACAGAGCATAAAGATTGTATGTTTTGTAGTTGTTCGTCCATTATGGCGCCGCTGTTGCTGTATGATAGTATTATACTATTGATCTCATCTAGTAATTCACATAATCCACAATCACAATCATTTCATCCGTGCCTTGCCCTGTCCCAGAGTGAGTTTTTGCAAAGGTTACGACATCCCCATTAGCAAGCACACGGTGGGTAGCATTAAGGACAGCATCCCATTCCATCTCATCAAAATCTAAAACAGCTACGCCACCAGTTGACTTGGTTGTGCCCGAGGCAATCACGTTTGTTGAATTACCATCAGCCGCCTTATCATTTAGCGTGAAGGTTTCGTAGTCAGTATCATTTTGTGTAATGTTTGAGGCATTCACTAGGTAGCATTTTGTGATGTACGTTCCATTGATCCCCGGCGCAGTGAAAATTGGCCGTTCATCATCTGTCCCGGCTGCTATTGTTCCGAAATAGGCTGTTATTCTTTCGCTGATTATTGCATGAGCACCAGCATCGTTCGTGATGAAATCCTGGACTGCATTATCAAAACAGAAATTGTCTCTTATTGTCCAATAACCATCGTCATCAAGGACGTAAATTCCATAGTCTTGATCTGATCCGTAAACATTGTTTCCGATAATGAGATTAGCATCTTGTGGGAGGGTCGCCCCAGCGGAACAGCTTATCCCTCTTTTTGCATTTCCAGCCCCACCATTATCCCAGATATCATTGTTAACGATACGGCATTTTTCGGCTTTCTCAATTTCGATTCCATGTTCAGTGCTTCCTGTTACTTGGCAATCTCGTACTGTTATGTGTTTGGCTGGGTTTGTTACGGCAACGCCACCCCTTATTTCGATTCCATCATCACCGGAATCTTTAACAAGTACTCTCTGAATTAACCCATTTTTGGCTGCGTCCTGTTCCGTTCCACCCGTACCGGTATTAAATAATCTTATCCCCCTTGAGCCTGCATTTAAAATCTCGCCATCGGAAACCGTATACCCCCAGCAGGACTCAATGCTAACGCCGTTTCCCGTGGGATCATTGATATAAAACTTCTTGAGGGTACAATTTGTTGCTCCTTCATTTGCACCCCAGCCGATGCCCCCAGGAGTATTACATCTGTATCCATCGAAATGTATAGAGTCAACTACGTTCCCGGAATAGGTAATT